TTTTGTGCCAAAGTAAAATAGATATCCATAATCTAACTTAATCCCCTTCATCTCCTCAAATGCCATAGCAAGAGTAACAAGCTGTAGCTTGTCCTCCAAACCTTCTTTTGGAACGCCTTTCTTATATTCGACGATTCGGGGGATATAACAGTCCCCTTTTTCTTCGATATAAATGCCGTTTATGTTTCTGGTAAACTCTATAAGATCAATTACGCCCTGAACCCTTAAAATATCGGAGCACACGGCGACACCTCTCGAATAGTAAGTGTCGCCGCGGCTCTCCTTTAACTCGCCATCATGTACTCTTTCGTGCAGCCTGTGCCCTTCATAAGTCAGGGCGTTATCATCCCAAAGCCGTTCAATATGTATTAGTCCCCATTGATGTTTACAAAATATGAAATGTTGTACGCCTGATATTAACAGGCAATCATCGTTTTGTGCCAATTTATTATACCTTTACATTGCATAAATTAATAAATTGTTCTTTCTAGGTCTATTAAAGGCTCAACATCTACTATTATTATTTTCTTGGTGTTTTCATCGAATTCTACTTTTATACTGTTATGAACAACACCTGAGGGATATTGCCCAGTTTCGCAATTATGCTTCCACCAAACTACCGCCTCAACTTTCATACTTCCTGATGGGCGCGCAGCGGACTCATCATTTTCAAATATAGTTTTTAGAGCTAATAACAGTTTCTCTGCGTCTTTATCATTGAACCCTGTTTTTTTAGCTAATTGACAATTGATGCTTCCGTATGTAACATAGACCCCGTATTCTACCCTATGTTTCATGCCCATCGTGTCCTTGCCTTTTTTGTCAGGATTGCTTTTGTTGGTTTCTAAGTTGACACTTTTTGTAATTTGTAAAGAAGATATATCAACCGTTTTAAGACTAACAGCATTTTGTATGCTTACAGGCCCGCGAATTCCTATTGAAACTGATTCAACACCCGCTTCTTTTGAACCGCCAAAAGGAAAGACTTGCCCGAAAGCACGAACATCGTACCATATTTTTGAGGCTTCTTTTATTAATTTTTCACGATCGGCTCTTGTTTCTTTACTTATCGTATTTTCGAAACGATCTTTAAGGCTTCTATACTCGTCTTTTCTGTAATCATCAGACTGGACAAAAATATTTTCGCCCATATCAAGAAGACGATTGCGTAGTTTTCTCTTCAGGCATACATCTGAGACCTCCCCAAATCCATCATAATCGATGCGAGGGCGGTTCCCATTGAGCGGATCACCGTTAGGATTAGCTTTCTTAACGCTAAACACCAATGCAAAATCAATCTTATTCGTTAGACTCATGTTCTTCTCCTCCATTTATTACTTTATTTTTTTGTATTAATTCTTGCTTTTGTGCGAAGAAACCCATCAAATATCTGCCATCAAGCGGTGCATCGCTTTCGAAATCTCCAGGTTTAAAAAGTTTTGTTTTTATTTTCGTAATCTCGTTAAGATACCAATGGGCGCCTTTCAGTTCTTGAATGTAAGGATTCAACAATTGAGAAAACAATAAAGTCCAAGTCCTGAATGGATGTTGAGCGAAAACCGGCATATAGCGCAAAGCGTTTGTAAGATAAGAGTCTTCAGCTCCTTTTTTGTATTTCGCGTAAGACTCAATTCTGTCAGCAATCGCAAGCAACCGGCCATACAAGTAATCGCGATCTGTTCTTGTTGTTTCAAGTTCCACCTTAAAATCCTCCTTATAAGTGTCATAATAGTATTTTTTAACTAAAGCACAAGCTGTACAAAGTATTTTTTCCCAATCTAAAAGCTTATTATTTTTAGGCACTTTTTTGCTTTTTTGTTCCTCTCTATTAATGTAGACAATCGGGTTGGAAGCATGGTTGACAGCAGCGACAACAAATGAAAAAGGCAGTTTATGAGCATCGAAAATGCAATGAACCATTTGTACGTTAAGATTTTTTTCTAATTTCTCATAGGTTTCGTCATTTTGAGATCGAGGTATTCCCAGTACAGCATGGGATATGCTTTTATTTGATGGAGCACCTATAAAATACCCGCCATTTTCAAAAGGTTGATACCATTTACAATGATCGTGCCATTGAATTATTCTTTCTTCATATTCATTTTCGTCTAATTCGCGATAATATGAAACACCAAGCCTTCCTGTCGAAGAAGAATCCGAAGCTAATATAGCTATTTTGCGCTGATGCTTTTTTAATTCGACAGTTGAATTATATCCCCGCAAAGCTTTTTTTAATTGGTTTGCATAATCTAGAAAAACTTTACTTTTTGCTTGGCTTATCATTTCTTCATCTGTTGTTTGAGATTGATTGCTCAAATGGCACAGCGAGAAACTATCTTTAAAGAAATTGGGTACCAGGATATTGTCATCAATTGCCCATGCCACTATTGAGTGAGCGCCGCTTCTTGAACACCATGAATTTGTGATTAGCCAACGCAATGCTTGGTGTGCTTTTTGGGAAGCTTCATAGCTTACGGTTACAGATTCTTTTGATTTATTAAAGCGCCCCCTAAAAGTATAATTAGTGTTATCGTTACTGGTAATTAATTTTGCGTTGCCGGCAAAACGGTTAATGCTTTTGGGATGTTTTTCCGTAAAGTAGTCAATTTCAGAAGTGATTCTAAAATCATTTACTTTACCGGAGTTAATCCATGCGATGTCGCCTCCCCAATAATCGGGTTCATCACGGCTTGGAGTCCCGCCAAGAACACAATCTGTAACATCTTTGATTCTTGTTTTCCCTTCCGCAATGATGTTTGGGAAAAACTTATTGAAAACGTAGAAGATTGAGTCCTCTAAATTATCATTTATCGCACCACGTCATGTGATATAATAGAAATACGAAAAAGGAGTGTAAAAATGTCGTATTTTAATGAACACGCTTTAGAAATGTCCATCATGGAGTTATTCCAGGATGAAGGCTACCAATATGTTGGCGGCGAATCGATACACCGGGAACGTGAAGAGGTGTTGCTTGTAGATGATCTAAAGCAGTATCTCTATAATCGCTATGCGAAGGATGGTATCACATCCAACGAGGTGGAAAGTATCATCTTTACTTTGCGGACGATCTCCGGCAGCATTTATGAAGCCAATAAAGCCGTCTATAAGTTGATTAGCGATGGTTTTATCTTTAATCGTGAAGATAGAACTCAAAAGGATTTATACATAGAACTTATTGATTTCGACACTCCCGAAAACAATACGTTCAAAGTGGTAAATCAGTTTGAGATCGAAGGGATGGACAGGCAATTGCGAATCCCGGACGGTATCGTTTTTATAAACGGCATTCCAGTGGTAGTCCTTGAGTTCAAGAGCGCGGTAAAAGAGAATACGACCATTATGGATGCGTTTACGCAGCTAACGGTTCGGTACCGTAGGGACATTCCTGAACTCTTTAAATATAACGCTTTTGTCGTTATAAGCGATGGTGTAAATAATAAATATGGTTCGTTCTTCTCGCAGTACGACTTCTTTTACTCGTGGAGAAAAATCGAAGCGGATGATAAAGAGATGGACGGCATCAGTTCTCTCTCGACAATGGTCAAGGGACTTTTCCGTAAAGACAGATTGTTAGCGGTCATCAAGGATTTCGTCTATTTCCCTGATACGTCCGACAAAGATTTGAAGATTGTGTGTCGCTACCCGCAGTTTTTTGCAGCAAAGAAGCTCTTTGATAACGTAAAAGAGCATCTTCGTCCTTCCGGCGATGGTAAAGGCGGTACATATTTCGGCGCAACAGGGTGCGGAAAGAGTTATACGATGCTTTTCCTTACCCGCTTGCTGATGAAATCGACATATTTCCACAGCCCGACAATCGTTATCATTACGGATAGAACGGACTTGGATGATCAGTTGTCAAAGCAATTCGTTAGTTCCAAGAAGTTTATCGGAGATGAAACGGTTGTCAGCATTGAGTCCCGTGAAAAACTGCGTCAGGAACTCCGCGGCAGAACCAGCGGTGGTGTGTATCTTACAACTATTCAGAAGTTCACAGAAGATCTGGATTTGCTTACCGACAGGGCAAATGTTATCTGTATTTCCGATGAGGCACATCGAAGCCAGGTAAATCTTGACCAGAAGGTTAAGATTACTGCCGATGGTGTTAGCCGTACTTATGGTTTTGCCAAGTATTTGCACGACTCGCTTCCGAACGCTACCTATGTTGGCTTTACGGGTACACCTATCGATGCCACGATAGAGGTTTTCGGTGGTGTGGTCGATGCCTACACTATGACCGAAGCGGTGAGTGACGGCATCACGGTCAACCTTGTATACGATGGAAGGGCGGCAAAAGTAACCCTAAATCAAGATAAGGTGCGCGAGATAGAAGAGTATTACGCAAAGTGTGAGGCCGAGGGGGCTAACGAATATCAGATTGAAGAAAGCCAAAAAGCGGTAGCACATTTGGATATGATCATAGGTGATCCTGACCGACTGAAGGCTGTAGCCGAGGACTTTATTTCGCACTATGAATCTCGTGTTGCGGAAGGTGCTACGGTTGCCGGAAAAGCGATGTTCGTTTGCTCTAACCGAAATATAGCTTACGATTTTTATAAGATCGTTATTGGATTAAGGCCTGAATGGGCAAAGAAAAAGGCCTGTGCTGATGGTGCCATTTTGAGCGCCCAAGAGAAGAAAGAACTCAAGCCCATCGAGATGATTAAACTTGTTATGACTCGTAACAAGGATGATAGTCCTGAGCTTTTTGAAATGCTCGGAACGAAAGACGATAGAAAGGAGCTTGACCGGCAGTTCAAGAACGTTAAATCTAACTTCAAAATCGCTATTGTTGTCGATATGTGGCTTACCGGCTTTGACGTTCCTTCTTTGGATACAATTTATATTGACAAGCCTATTCAGCAGCATACCTTGATTCAAACCATCTCTCGTGTAAACCGTGTTTACGAAGGAAAGGATAAAGGGCTTATTGTCGATTATATCGGCATAAAGAAAAATATGAATTTAGCCCTGAAGAAGTATACAAACTTTGAAACGGATGAGTTTGAAGGGGTTGAACAGTCTATCATTATCGTAAAAGACCAGTTGGAAGTTCTCGATCAGATGTTCCATAACTTCAACAGCAGGGACTTCTTCGAGGGGACACCCAAACAGCAGCTCGATTGCTTGAACCGCGCCGTGGAATATGTCCAGTTGTCGGAAGAACTCGAAACCCGGTTTATGGCGGCGGTTAAGAGAATGAAACAAGCCTTTAATCTTTGCAGCGCAAGCGAAAAGATAAGCGATAAAGAAAAGGACTATATCCATTTTTATTGCGGTGTGCGTTCAGTTCTTTTCAAACTGACAAAGGGCGATGCCCCGGATATCGCGCAGATGAATGCTCGTGTACGGGCTATGCTCGAAGGGGCCATTCAATCGGATGGCATTGAAGAGTTGTTTGAAACCGGGAAGCATATATCCATTGATATTTTCAGCGATGAGTATATGGATAAAATAAATGCTATCCAGTTGCCTAACACGAAGATAAAGATCCTTCAAAGGTTGTTATCTCAAGCCATCGAAGAGTTCAAAAAGGTTAACAAAATCATGGCGGTTGACTTTTCGGAACGTTTGAAGAGAGTGGTTGACGAATATAATAACCGCAGAAAGGATGAGGCTTTCGCCAACGAAGTTCTTGATGACATTGCAAGCCAACTCGCAAAACTGCTTGAAGATCTGAAGAAAGAGAAGTCTTCTTTTGAGGGTATGGGTATCGATTTTGAGGAAAAAGCATTCTATGACATTCTCAAATATACTGCAAATAAGTATGAGTTCGAGTATCCAGATGACAAAATGATAGAACTTGCGAAAAGAATCAAATTGATCGTTGACGATAAAGCACGGTACACCGACTGGTCTACGAGAGAGGACATAAAAGCCAATCTTCAAGTTGATTTGATCCTTTTGCTTGATGAGTTTGATTACCCGCCGGTTACTATCGATGATGTCTACAAGGAAGTTTTGGAACAAGCAGAAAACTTCAAGAAATACGCAAAATAATAAGTGGAGGAATAGAAGATGGATAACGCTTTACAGTATGTTTGGGTAGATTTTTATAAAGAACTGGCTCAGAAATTGCTGCAATTCAAGAACGACCGAGCAACACTTATCGAAAATGTTAAGCGGATATATGAGACCACCGGCATCAACCTTCCTACACTCGAAAGAGACAATGCTATCGTTGACATCGATCCGTTTACGGTTTTCGGATTATTTAATAAGAGTTCGATGAAGCAATCGAACAGGGAAAAGATCATATCTGCTGTAGCGGATATCTTCGGGGTGCAAGCGGCGGTTCCGACTTCGTTTGAAAGCATACCTCTGTTAAACAATCAGAATGCCACTTTCTACTATTTCGTGGGTGATAGAGAAGAAAACGATATCGATGACCTTTGGAATATGTTTGAATCCGCACTTACATATGCGGAGAACCCATCTGCCGAGACCCGTGCTGTTCTGTCACATTATTTTGATTTGACGATTGGGAAGAAGGGCAACGGAAACAGTAAAATTACGATGGGGTTGTATTGGATCGCCCCAGATGCGTTCTTGAATTTAGACCAGCGTAATAGATGGTATATCTACGATTCCGGGAAAATGCCTGCAGAATTAATTCAAACGCTCCCTGCAGTCGAGTCAAGGATCCCTTCTTCAAAGTATTTTGATATAGTTGAGAAATTACGGGCATATTTGCAAAGCCCAGCAAGTCCCTTTAAGGATTTTGTGGAATTAAGTGCTGAAGCCTGGCGCTATTCAGAAGAAGTCAATGAAGCGAAACGTCAGGAGAAAGCAAATCAAGATCATGAATCGAAATCGTCCATAGGAGATGATGATGTTGATTCCGTCCATTATTGGATTTATTCTCCCGGGGATAATGCATCCATTTGGGATGAATGCTATAACGAAGGTGTTATTGCTATCGGCTGGGATAAGATTGGTGATTTAAGGGATTATCAAAGCAAGGATGAGATGAGACAAGCAATGAAAACGCTCATTGATCCTAATTACTCTTGGAAAAACGGTGCCCATGCGACATGGCAATTTGTTAATGAAATGAAACCGGGTGATATCGTTTTTGCAAAGAAAGGTATGCACCTTGTCATTGGCCGTGGTGTGGTGGAATCAGAATATGAGTTTGATTCGAGCCGCAGCCATTATAAAAACATTCGCCGGGTGAAATGGACGCATAAGGGGGAATGGGAGCATCCCGGTCAGGCTGTTATGAAAACGCTGACCAATATCACGCCATATACCGATTATGTTGAAAAACTTAATGCGTTGTTTGAAAGCGATATCGTTGATGATGAAGAGGAGCATGAAGTAAAGTATTCCTCTTATTCGGCAAGTGATTTTCTCAAAGAAGTATATATGGATGAGGATCGTTACAAGACCCTGGTTTCGCTTGTAGAAACGAAAAAGAACGTTATTCTTCAAGGCGCTCCCGGTGTTGGAAAAACATTCACCGCCAAGAGACTTGCATATTCTATTATCGGAGTCAAAGACCCCAACCATGTAATGATGGTACAGTTCCATCAGAGTTATTCCTATGAAGATTTTATAATGGGTTTCCGTCCTTCTGAGAAGGGCTTTGAACTGAAACACGGGGCTTTTTATAAGTTCTGCAAAAAAGCTGAGGCCGATATTGAAAACCCGTATTTCTTTATCATTGATGAGATAAACCGTGGAAACCTGAGTAAGATCTTCGGCGAATTGTTTATGTTAATTGAGAACGACAAAAGGGATACACCCTTGAGACTCTTGTATTCTGACGAGCTTTTTGCTGTGCCCAGGAACGTTCGCATTATCGGAATGATGAATACTGCCGATAGAAGCTTGGCAATGTTGGATTATGCTTTGAGAAGAAGATTCGCGTTCTTTGAATTGAAGCCGGGATTTGAAACTGAGGGCTTCCGTAATTATAAAGAGGGCCTTGCAAACGAAAAGTTTGATAGACTGATCAACTGTGTTATCAACCTCAATAATGTTATCGCAACAGATGAATCCCTGGGTGAAGGGTTCTGCATTGGACATAGCTATTTCTCCGAAATAAAGGAAGTAACCGACCAGAAATTATCAAATATCGTTGAATTTGAGTTGATTCCGCTCTTGAAAGAATACTGGTTTGACGAGCCTGCAAAAGTGAGAGATTGGGCTAATAGTTTGAGGAGTGCAATCAAGTGAAGGGGCCTTTGATTCAGAATATTTATTATATGCTGTCTTATGCCTTTCAAGTGCTAAATGAGCAAGGGTATAAAGATGTTGCTACGGAACAGTTTGAAAATGTTGCGGAGCTATGTGCAGCAATTCTGGGCAAGGGTATTTCTCTACAATTGAAACGTGGACTCGGAAAAGAATATATTGAAAAAACAGAGTCTCTTTCTTCAATCCGTGGGAAAATAGATATTTCCGAATCAATAAAAACGCAGACAATTCAAAAAAAGCAGTTGATTTGTTCGTATGATGAGTTCTCGGTTAATTCCTATTTAAATAGGATAATTAAAACAACCGTTGAATTACTTATTCGGTCAGATATATCAAAAGTGCGTAAAAAACAGTTAAAAAAGCTGCTTGTTTTCTTTGGAGATGTTGATACTCTTGACCTTCATAAGATTAATTGGAAAATACAATTTAATCGGAACAACCAAACATATAGGATGCTTATTGCCATCTGCTTTTTGGTAATAAAAGGTCTTCTACAAACGCAGTCTGATGGGACTACCCGGCTTATGGACTTTTTGGATGAGCAGAGAATGTGCAGGTTGTACGAAAAGTTCATCTTGGAGTATTATAATAAAGAGTGTCCTCAGGTTAATGCGACAGCTTCGCAAATTCCATGGGCATTGGACGATGGCATTGGAACGATGCTGCCAGTTATGCAAAGTGATATAATGCTTACGCAAGGCAATAAGGTTCTTATTATTGATGCAAAGTATTATACGCACACTACCCAGGCACAATTTGATGTTCATACGCTGCATTCTGCAAACCTATATCAAATCTTTACCTATGTGAAAAACAAAGATACGGAATTTGGGGAGCAGCCACACACGGTATCTGGTATGCTCTTGTACGCAGCGACAGACGAAGTAATACAGCCCAATAACGACTATCAAATGAGCGGGAATCGGATTAGTGTTAAAACGCTCGATCTGAACAAGGATTTTGCGGAAATCAAAGCCCAATTGAATACGATAGTAGATGAATTCTTCTAATGCTTGAAGCAATACCGTAACACACCCCAGGGAGCGATCCTTGGGGCCTTTTTTGTTTTCGACAAAATTTCCAAACAATTATCGTTTAGATGTCGTGAATTGGCGACTTTTACCTCTTGACAAATGCCATCGAAAAGAATATAATGATGCTATCTTGAACAAATGTTCACGATAGGACGAAAAAGGAGAACAATCGAATGCGCACTAAAGATGCCAACTTGCTCAACTCAATCAAAGAGTTCGTGGAGCAGTTCTGCAATGACAATGGCAGAGGTCCCACGGTCAGAGAAGTCACGTCCGAGTTCAATATGTCCGTAGGGTCAGCCTATAACTACCTGAACCACCTTACCGAAGAAGGGGTTCTGGCGGTGGGGGCATCCAACCGCTACGAGATAGCAGGGTTCGAGTATGACCAGGCCACGGCGAACATCGAGTTAGTCGGTAGTATCTCTTGCGGACCTTTGTCGGAGGCGCAGCAGGAGAACCGTGGTTACATCCGTCTCCCTCGTTCTTTTGTCGGTCCGGGTGAGTTCTTCTTCCTTGAGGCGAAAGGTGATTCGATGATCAATGCCGGAATCGAGGAAGGGGATTTGATCCTCGTGAAGAAGCAACCGACAGCGGAAGATGGTCAAATTGTAGTTGCCTTGGTGGAGAACGAAAACACGCTAAAGAGGCTACAGTTCGACCGCCGGAAACGGAGATATTATCTCCACCCGGAAAACGAGAAGTACCAGGATATGTATGTCGACCAACTGGAAATTCAGGGAGTAGTATCGAAGATAATCAAAGACCCGAAGTAAGGACAAGACAATGGAACCGAAGACCCGCACGTACTTATGTATAGATATGAAAACTTTCTACGCATCGGTGGAATGTGCGGAGAGGGGAGTAAATCCGTTTGAGACCAACCTGGTCGTAGCGGATGAGAGCCGAGGGAAGAATGCTCTATGTCTGGCAATAAGCCCGAAAATGAAGGCTCAAGGGGTCAAGAACAGATGCCGGCTGTCCGAAATACCGAAGAGTATCAAGTATGAGATAGCATTGCCCCGTATGCAACTGTATATTGATTATGCGGCGGACATCTACAGCATCTACCTTGACTACTTCGCTCCCGAAGATATCCACGTGTATTCCATTGATGAGTCCTTCATCGATGTGACTGATTACCTGAAAGTCTATCACCTGACTCCTCGGCAGATGGCGAAAAAGCTGATGGATGAGATAGCGAACAGAAAACGTATCCCATCGACCGCCGGAATCGGAACGAACCTATTTCTCGCCAAGATCGCCTTGGACATCACCGCCAAGCATAGCCCCGACCACATGGGCTACTTGGACGAAGAACTGTTCCGAAAGACTCTGTGGGATCACCGACCCATCACCGACTTTTGGATGGTAGCCAGGGGGACGGCTAACAGACTGGCACGATACGGCATCGACACGATGGGAGGGGTAGCCCACGCACCCGTGGAACTGCTCCATCGGTTATTCGGCATCAACTATGAACTGCTGTATGACCATGCCTGGGGGCGAGAGCCTTGCCTTATATCCGATATCAAGGAGTATAAGAGCAAGTCGCAATCGGTCTCGTTTTCGCAGATTCTCCCGCGGGACTACGCCTTTGATGAAGCGAGGACCGTCTTCGTTGAAATGGTGCAGCACGGCTGTTTGGAGCTGATGCGAAGACACGTCATCACCCATCACTTGAGCTTTTTCGTAGGGTATTCTCACGACCTATACGAACCGGCGAAAGGGAGCGTGAAGATGTCGGAGACAACGGCACTCTTCTCGAAGATATGTCCCTATTTCGAGAGGATGTACGATGCAAAAGTAAACAGAAGCCTGGCTATAAGGCGATTAGGGCTATGTTTTGATGATGTTTGCGATGAAGGTTGTGAAGGGTATGACCTCTTTACTGACTTTGAGAAAGTTGAAAAGGAGAAGGCACAAGAGCGAGCGGTCTTAGAGATAAAGGACAAGTTCGGTAAAAATGCGATCCTCCGGGGGACGAACCTGATGAAAGGTGCAACCCAGCGCGAACGAAACGAGATGATTGGAGGACACCGAGCGGGATATGATGACCCGAAAAGACCGAGCTAAACAATTTATGCCGTTCGATGCGATGAAAGGGCTGAAAGAGGCGCTCCAGGATCGGGAAGAACGACACAACCGAGTAGAGAGACATGGTGTGTCTGAAGAGACCCAAGAGAAACTATCGATACTCTTGAACCGGGCAGACCGGGGGATGAGAGTTTGGATATCGCACTACTGCTGCTTTCACGACATTGAGCAGAAAGGCACGATCACGCAGATAGACAAGGTGTATCGAGTCTTATGGTTAGGCGAGGTCAAGGTGTACTTCGATGATATATACGATATGGAAATAATGGATATGGGGGTGAAAATATGAAAGGATACGATAAAATTTGCCCAATATGCGGGACATTAAATAAAAATCTGAACCTCGAAGAGACGGAGGGTTGGATGGAATGTGAGCATTGCAAAGAAAAGGTCGGTTTTTTCGATTTTATAGAAACAGTAAAAGTACCGGTCTATACCCCGGAGATGCTCACACGCATGGCAAAGCACTCTGCATTTGCGGGTCGGAAGACCATCAGCGCGATAGAGGGGTAACGATTGGTAACCATTATTAATGCACGTCATGTGCCGTACATAAGTGTAGGACTTCCCAACCGCACAAGTATGTCGGTAAATCCCAGGAATGAGGTGTTAGGGAGAAAGGAGATGTTTTATGGAAAATAAACTATATGGAACTTGTCCTATTTGCGGTAAGAAACTCTGCCGAGCGAAGACCGGGAGCAGCGTCGAGGTGTTTTGCGCGACCTGCAAGAAGACCGTGACGGTCGAGGTGGCAAACGGCAAAGTGATATCCGTAATCAACGAAGAGGGATTGGAGTTAAAACCCTCGACAACTTAATACAAAATAAACATTTTAATTATCTTATTCGGTCGTAGATGCGGAACCGGCAGGAGCAATGAAACCCCGACCGCACAAAGCCGAAAAGATGTGTACGTTTATGAGTCATTGTAAGTAATGGAATGACCTGACGGACAGGGACTGATTCAATGTTGGATCGGGCTGAGTTCGTTAGGTCATTTTCTTTATGCCCCGGCAAACCCGATTGATTGATTCAGTTCAGTCAGTCGGGTTATTTTTTTGCCCTTAACCACCCTTTGGTACTTCCACCGATCACGGAAGGCTCGATGCCGGGGGCGGTACAACTGAATAATAACAGCTGACTATTGAGCGGACAGCTGCAAAGCGACACGGAGAAATCCGTCCGAAGTGCAGTCTTTTTTGTCACGCTCTTTTTCGGCTTACCTCCGAGTTGCTTTAGCTCAGACGAAAGTAAAAACGGAGGTAAAACAATGAAAATCAAGTATCAATTTGCAGACGGAACGATCAGCGAGATCGAAGTCAACGATGAAACGGGTGCGTGCTATATCGCGCTCGAGAGGGAAGAAGCGAATTACGAACGCAAGTGTCGGTATCACTGCCCGGTAAGCATCGACTCCTTGGAGTACGAGGGGGAGGTCTTTGCGGATGATACCTACTCCCCGGAACGAATGGTGATGCAAGAAGAGGAAGAGAAGGAAGTACAGAGGTTTCTCTCCACGCTCACTCCCAAGCAACGTCAGCGGGTGGAAAAGCTGATGGATGGTATGAGTATTACCGAAATTGCCAGGGAAGAAGGCACTTCATACATCTCGGTTTGGGAGTCCATCGAGTTCGTGAAAAAAAAGATAAAAAATTTTTTCCAAGACACCTAAAAAACAGACCCCTTTTTCTCCATACAGTGAAGGGCAACAAAAAAACGAACCGCTCTTCAAAGGAGGAAAAGGCAAATGGAACACAAAATTCAGATCAGTGTTTCAAGCAAACCCGACGAGAAGGGCATCGTCACTTGCAAAACGGTCTCGATGAAGGAGCGCTTGATGAAGAAACTCTTCGGTACCACACGAAAGGTCACCATCATCGTCCCCGGCGATTCCGTCCAAGGGATAACCATTCTCGAAGGAGCGGCCGAAGGAGGTGAAGTGAATGCCGGCTGAAAAACACGCAATTTTATCGGCATCCGCTTCGCACCGATGGCTGAACTGTAACCCATCCGCAAGACTCGAATTGGAGTTTGAGGATAGGGGGTCAACTGCGGCAGCCGAAGGAACGGCGGCGCACGCTCTCTGCGAACACAAGCTCAAGCGAAAGTTGAAATTACGCAGTGATAGGCCTACTTCCGTCTTTGACAATGACGAGATGGAAGCCTATACGGACGATTACGCAGACTTCGTTTTCGAGCAAGTGAAGAAGGAGAGACGGCGCGACAAAGACACTCTCGTTCTCATCGAACAGAGGCTGGACTTCTCGGAGTACGTCCCGGATGGTTTCGGAACCGGTGACTGCCTGATCGTATCGAAAGGTCGGTTACATATCATCGACTTCAAGTACGGGCAAGGTGTCCTCGTAGAGGCGGAGAACAATCCGCAAATGAAACTGTATGCCTTGGGCGCTCTGAAAGAGTTCAGCGAAAAGTATGAGATCAAGCGAGTGAAGATGACCATCTTTCAGCCGAGACGCGAGAACGTCAGCACTTGGGAGATCACCGTTCCCAGGCTCAAAAAGTGGGCGGACAAGGATCTGCGACCCAAAGCGGAAAAGGCATTCAGAGGCGAGGGGAGTTACTGTCCCGGCGAGTGGTGTCAGTTCTGCAAAGCATCGGTAAAGTGCCGCGCAAGGGCAGAAGAGAAACTTCGTCTCGCGCAGAGCGAGTTCAAGTTGCCTCCGCTTTTGACGGATGCCGAGATCGAGGGCGTTTTAGCCAAATTGCCGGACATTAAGAAGTGGGCCGAGGAGATTTCCGAGTACGCACTTAATGCGGCGCTATCGGGCAAAACGTGGCGCGGTTTCAAACTGGTGGAAGGTCGCTCGGTCCGCAAGTATACCGATGAGGTGGCTATTGCAAAGGCGGCAAACGAGGCAGGATACCAAGACATCTACAAGAAGAGTCTCATCAGCATCACGGAGATGGAACGGCTGATGGGCAAGAAAGAGTTCCAAGAGATCCTCGGCGGTTTCGTGGTAAAACCCCAGGGCAAACCCACGCTCGTTCCCGATACAGACAAGCGTGATCCAATCAATGTATCGGATCCAAAAAACGAATTCAATGAAATAAAAGGAGATTAAAAATCATGGCACAAAACAAGACAAAAGTAGTAACCGGCGTAGTCAGACTTTCCTATGCAAACGTGTGGGAACCCAAGGCAGTCAACGAGGGACAGACCCCGAAGTACAGCGTTTCGCTCATCATTCCGAAAACGGATACCGAGACCATCGCCAAGGTAAATGCCGCCATTGATGCGGCTATCGAAGAGGGCATCGGCAAGTTCGGCGGGAAGAAACCCAACAAGGCAGCTTTAAAACTCCCTCTCCGTGACGGTGACGTTGAAAGAGACGAGGACGAGGCATATGCCAACTCGTATTTCATCAATGCGAACAGCCCCACGGCTCCGCAGATCGTAGACACGAAGGTGCAGCCCATCCTTGAGAGGAGCGAAGTGTACAGCGGTGTTTATGCTCGAGTTTCCATCAACTTCTATGCGTTCAACTCGAACGGCAACAAGGGCATCGCTTGCGGACTCGGCAACATTCAGAAAGTCCGTGACGGCGAACCTCTCGGTGGCAAGAGCAAAGCAGAAGATGACTTTGACGAACTGCCCGATGGTGATGACGGCTTGCTCGGATATTAAGTATTAACCGGAAAGGGGTGGTAGGGTTTCCTATCACCCTATAACCGGAGATAGGGGCATTTATGAAGACTTTATCAATCGATATAGAGACTTTTTCGTCTGTAGATCTGTCTAAATCGGGAGTTTACAGATACGCGCAGAGCGATGATTTTTCCGTATTACTCTTCGGATATGCGGTCGATGGCGGGGAAGTTAAGGTCATCGATTTAGCCCAGGGGGAGAAGCTCCAGCCTGAAATCGTGACGGCTTTGACAGATGAAAACGTCAGGAAATTTGCGTATAACGCACAGTTTGAAAGGGTATGCCTTTCCAAGCTTTTGGGATACCCGACCGGGAAGTATATCAGCCCGAAGTCGTGGTTTTGCACGATGGTGTGGGCTGCCACATTGGGACTTCCGCTTTCCCTTGAGAAGGTGGGAGAAGTCCTGGGCCTTGAAAAGCAAAAACTTACGGTGGGCAAGGAACTGATACGGTATTTCTGCCGTCCGTGCGAACCCACCTATTCCAATGGCGGACGAACGAGAAACCTCCCCAAACACGATATGGGGAAGTGGGATCTTTTCAAATCATATAACAAGCGAGACGTTGAGACCGAGATGGAGATACAGAAAAGACTGGCATCCTTCCCGGTATCGGATACCGAGTGGGAGAACTACCACCTGGACCAACGCATCAACGATTACGGCATCGCCTTGGATATGGACTTTGTCGAACACGCGATCAGGTGTGACGAGGTCAACTCCGGCATCAGTTCGGAGAAGGTTAAGGCACTAACGGGTATTGATAACCCGAACTCCCCGGCGCAACTCAAAGCCTGGCTCGTAGAGCAGGGCCAGATGGTGGACTCCCTTTCCAAGGCAGAGGTTCAAAGGCTCTTGCAGGATGCGACCGGGAACATCGAAGAAATCCTAAAACTCCGTCAGGAACTCGCCAAGTCAAGCGTGAAGAAGTACATCGCTATGAAGAACGTGGTCGGGGATGACGGACGAGCCAGGGGGCTGCTCCAGTTTTATGGTGCCAACCGAACGGGGCGGTTTGCCGGACGACTCATTCAGGTGCAGAACCTCCCGCAAAACCATCTTGACAATTTAAAGGGAGCAAGGGAACTGGTACGGTCGGACGATTATGGCGGGATCGAAGAAAAGTACGGAAACATCCCGAACGTTTTATCCGAACTTATCCGTACCGCTTTCATAGCAAAACCCGGCTATAGGTTCATAGTTGCAGACTTTTCCGCTATTGAGGCGAGAGTAATCGCTTGGTATGCCAAGGAGCAATGGAGGCTCGATGTCTTTGAAAAGGGTGGGGATATCTACTGTGCGTCTGCCAGTCAGATGTTCAAAGTCCCGGTCGAGAAGAACGGTGTCAACGGGCATCTTCGGCAGAAAGGAAAGATTGCCGAACTCGCTCTCGGATACGGCGGTTCGGTCGGCGCACTAAAAGCGATGGGCGCTACGGCGATGGGTATTCCCGAACACGAACTAAAACCGCTCGTGACAGCATGGAGAACAGCGAACCCCAACATCACGAAGTTCTGGTGGGCGGTGGATAAGGCGGTAATGTATACCGTTTCCACGAAAAATTCCTACGAATGCTACGGCTTGAAGTTCTCTTTTGCCAAGGGCATCCTCTTTATCGAGTTGCCGTCCGGCAGAAGGCTTGCCTACGTTAGACCTCGGCTTGGAGTCAACAACTTCGGCAGCGACTGTGTGACTTATGAAGGACTCGGCGCATCGAAGAAGTGGGAACGCATCGAGAGTTACGGACCGAAATTTGTCGAGAACATCGTTCAGGCAACGGCGAGAGACATCCTGGTCGAGGCGATGCAAAGATTGGACAAAGCCGGGGTGAAGATCACGATGCATATCCACGATGAATGTGTGTGCGAAGTGCCGGATCATGTGTCGAGTAGTGTCGAAGTATGTCGGATAATGTCCGAACGTCCTGCGTGGGCAGGAACGCTCAATCTCCGTGCCGATGGGTATGAGTGCGAGTTTTACAAGAAGGAGTGAGAGATGAGAAAACCCAGTTATTACAACAGCGAAGGCTATCCGAGTCCTACGGAATATTACGGCCTTCTTCACATGATGGAAGAGGAACGTGCGCGAAAAGCGGAACTTCACAAATACCGTCCCTTGGTATATGTGTGTTCGCCGTTCGCGGGAGATGTGAAGACCAATATCAAAAAAGCACGCATCTATTCCCGTTTTGCAGTCGTAAAAGGGTATCTTCCCATCGCCCCGCATTTGCTTTTTCCGCAGTTTTTAAGGGATAGCGATGCGGACGAAAGAGAGATCGGAATGCATATGGGCCTGGTTCTGCTGTCGATGTGTCAGGAAGTCTGGGTTTTCGGGGACACGATCTCCAAAGGGATGGAGCAAGAGATCAAACGCGCAAGGTGGAAAGGGAAAACGATACGGTTTTTCAATGAGAACTTACAGGAGGAGAAGAAATGATAAACCCCTTTAGAGGATATATAAAAATCAAAGACAAGCAGCCGTGCCAGAAGTTCGGGAACGGCGAACCGCTCCTGACGTTGGAGCAAGCCCGAAAGTGTGAGGAATACGGAGGGGTGTTGAACGGCGAGTTCACTGTCAAAGACGTGGACGATGGGGACGAGGCGAATAGGCTGTATCGGCTCGTTTGTGATCTCAATCTCAACTGCCGGGTATACCAAACAAGCCGTGGTAAGCACTTTATGTTCCGTAGCAGCGAGTATTGCAAGAAGGGTCCGACCAGGACGAGAGATGCTTACGGGTTCAGTTCGGACATCCGCACCGGAAAGAACATGTACATCGTTCTGAAGAAACAAGGGAAAGAGCGTGAGATCCTCCGCGATTTTGACGAAAACCGACCTATAGACCTATTTCCGAAGAGTTTTGCACCTATCGAATCGGAGGCAAAGTTCACCGGGATGGGTGAAGGGGACGGCAGAAATGGTGCGCTGTTCAAGCATTCGGCAGTCCTGCTTCATTGCGGGTTCACACCCACGGAAGTTAAGACCATCCTTTACCGTATCAACCAGTATGCCTTTGACGAACCCTTGTCGGAAGAGGAGATGGCGAAGATCACCCGCCGTGAGGCTTTGGAGAACTATCTTGAACGATCCACGGCGGAGGACGATTTCGGCAACCCGCTCAAACCGAAAATCCAGAACGATACCGGGATGGCAGACCTTTTCGTCAGCGAGTACAAGGAAGAAGTACGGTATAACCGTGCTATAGGCTGGCTTGTATGGAACGGCAAGCAATGGGAGTGCAACGAGCTGAAGGCGCAACGGCGCTATACGGACTTTATCAAAAAGGTTCTGGAATTTGCCAAGAATGCCGTCAAAACCGCTTATGCCAACCTTGGCGATGATGCGATGGCTGATGGAGCAGACAAGGCGAACAAGGACAACGAGCAACTCGTCAAAGAGGCGGTCGGTTACTACAAGTACGTCAATAAAATGTGCGATTATAGCAAGATCGTGGCCGTAATGAACTGTGCGAAAAGCAAGCTCGAAATTGAAGTCCCCGAACTGGATGCGAATGCGTTTGAACTGAACACTCCCGGCGGGATCATTGACCTCAAAACGGGTATCGTTTACGCTCACCGACCCGATGCGTTCTGTACCAAGATGACCAAAGCCTCGCCGAGCGATGCTGGGAGAGAACTATGGGAGGAGTGCTTGGATAGTGCGACCCAGGGGAATGCTGCGTTCAAAGAGTTTTTACAGTACGTTGCCGGGGGAATGGTGATAGGCAAGGTGTATTCCGAGTCGATGTTCATCGCTTACGGTGACGGTGCGAACGGCAAAAGTACCGTATTCAATACCATCTTTGAAGTTCTCGGCGGGTATGCGGGGAAGATCCCAGCAGAGGCGCTCACTACCAGGGCGAAGAATGCCAAGGTCGATCTTGCGGAACTGCTCGGAAAGCGGTTCGTTCTGGCAAGCGAAACAGAGGAAGGGCAGAGGCTCTCCACCTCGATGTTAAAGCAGATCGCCTCCGTGGACGAGATATCTGCGGAGAAGAAATATCACGACCCGTTCTCGTTTATCCCTACGCATACCATCGTCCTTTATACCAATCATCTGCCGAGGGTGGGGTCTAATGACAAAGGCACCTGGCGAAGGTTGATGGTATTGCCGTTCAATGCAGTAATCGCGAACCCGCAGAGGGACTTTGCCGAGAGGCTGTTAAAGCAGTCAAGCGGTGCGGTTTTGAAGTGGGCAATCGAAGGGGCGAAGAAGTTTATAGAAAACAATTACTCGATGCCTCCTTGTCCTATGGTCGATGAGGCAAACAAGAAGTATAAGGAGTCGAATGACTGGATGTCTACCTTCCTGGATGAGTGTTGCACGGTCGGCAAACTTGAGAAAGCAGGGGGCGGAGTATTGTATAAGACCTACCGTGAATGGGCTACGGAAACGGGCGAGTACGTGCGCTGTAATAAGGACTTTTGCGAGGCTTTGCGACTTGCCGGGTTTGAACTCAAGCATACCAAAAAAGGTAACGAGTGGTTAGGACTTTCGCTTACTCCGAAGGGTACGGCAGAAGAGGACTTTTTACCCTTTTAGAGGTGAAGGTGAAAGGCGGTGAAGGCTCACATATAAACTCTATTAAGAAATCAAGAAAAAGAGGATTTTAGAAAAGTTTTATAAATAGCATTCACCCCTATTCACCCTGTAATTTTGAGGTGGAAACATGGAAGAAAAGCAAATCGAAAGCAAACTTGTAAAGGCAGTTAAGCAGTCAGGAGGGCTTTGCCTGAAATTCGTGTCACCTTCGTTCGATGGCGTCCCCGATAGGATCGTACTTTTACCGGAAGGAAAAATCGCATTCGTGGAGACCAAACGGACGGGCGAGAAGATGCGACCGCTGCAAGTCAGAAGAAAAAAGCAGATAGAGCAACTGGGGTTTAAGGTTTACTGCCTGGATGACCCCGCAAGGATCAAGGAGGTTCTGAATGAAATATAATCCGTATGATTACCAAGAGTACGCAACGAAGTTTATAGAAAAGCACGAAACCGCCGCCGTCTTCCTGGAATGCGGACTCGGCAAAACGGTCATCACCCTGACCGCTATTAAAGACTTGATGACGAAAAGCAAGGTCAAGAAGGTACTTGTGATCGCACCCCTGCGTGTGGGCAAGAACACCTGGCCCGATGAGATCACGAAGTGGGAACACCTGAAAGGGCTGACCTACACAGTAGCAATTGGAACAGCGGAAGAGCGGGTGAGAGCATTAAAGGCGAATGCCGACATCACCATCATCAACCGCGAGAACGTGGAGTGGCTCGTATTCAAGAGCGGTTACCATTTTGATTTTGATATGGTTATCGTTGATGAGCTGTCATCGTTCAAGTCCTACAAGGCGAGAAGGTTCAAAGCCCTATTGAAAGTCCGTCCTGACATTGATCGGATTGTGGGACTGACCGGGACTCCTTCCTCGAACGGCTTGATGGATCTGTGGGCGGAGTTCAGACTTCTTGACTTCGGCGAGAGACTCGGCAGATACATCACGAGATATCGTGTGGGATACTTCACCCCTGACAAGACCAACGGGCAAGTTGTGTTTTCATACAAGCCACTCCCCGGCGCGGAGGAGAAGATCTACGACAAGATATCCGATATCACCATATCGATGAGAGCGAAAGATTACCTGAAACTCCCCGCTTTGGTGATGAATGAAGTCAAGGTCGAGATGGGCGAGAAGGAGAAAGCATTATACGACCGTATGAAAAAAGATATGGTTGTCGACTTTTCCGACCAAGAAATAGATGCTAATAATGCGGCAACTTTATCGCTGAAACTCCTGCAGATGGCAAATGGCGCTGTCTATGACGAGGACAGAAAGGTGTGTCCCATCCACGATGAAAAGCTGAATGCTTTGGAAGACCTGATCGAGAGTGCGAACGGCAAACCGGTGCTTGTGGCTTACTGGTTCAAACATGATCTTGAGAGGATCAAGAGCAGATTCCCGACAGCGAGAGACATTAAGAGTCCCGAAGATATACACAAATGGAACCGGGGAGAGATAGCGATAGGGCTTATCCATCCGGCATCGGCGGGACACGGACTCAATCTGCAAGAGGGCGGATCGACCTTGATATGGTTCGGTCTTACCTGGAGTTTGGAACTGTATCAGCAGACTATCGCAAGGCTGTATCGCCAAGGGCAAAAGAACACGGTTGTGGTGCATCACATTGTGACAAAAGGAACGATTGACGAACGAGTGATAAAAGCACTCGGCAAGAAAGAGAAGACGCAGGACGCATTGATCGATGCGGTCAAAGCGGAACTGGGGAGGAAGTAATATGGATGAGTGTTTTCAGAGATTAGCGGAGGCGATCATCCTTCAGGCGGTAGCGGATTACCGAAAGGCGCTGCGGATACTGAAACGGTATCCCAGGTATGAGGCAGCTTTGAAGGAAAAGCAACGGGACGAAGAGTTCTTCCAGTCGGAGTGGTATAGGCAACTGACCAACGTTGACGGGAAGATGCTGATTCAAAGACTACAAGAGGAGGTATAAAAGGTGACGGCAAACGAGTATTTGAGCCAAGTGTACAACTTGAAGCGGAAAATTAAATATAACCTGGCAAGACTGGAAGAGCTGCGAGAGTTGTCGTGTTCTATCTCCGCACCGGCTTTAGACAAAGTGCCAAGCGGGAACAGATGCACCGAGGCTCCGTTTGTCAAAGCCCTGGAGAGGATATGGGAGAAGGAAGAGGAGATCAACCGGGAGATGGATGAGCTGGAACGCAAGCAGAAAGAGATCCAAGCGGTCATCGAAAGGCTGACGGACGTTGACGAGAGATACGTTCTTCTGTACCGATATATGCAGGGGATGAAGTGGGAGGAGATATCGATGGAGTTGAACCTCTCGGAAAAGACGGTGAGAAGAAAGCATTTCTCGGGTCTACGAAATATCGTGGTTCCCGCATAAAAAAGACGGAAATGACCGGCTTTGACCAGTTTTGACCAGAGATGTCCGGGTGGCAATTGTGATATGATATAATCAGGAAAAAATAACGAGATGCGCTTACAATTCGTAGGCGCATTTTTCGTTTCAAAAAGGAGGGAAGATATGCCGAGAAGTCCGAGAGTACCTTGCAAACATCCCGGCTGTCCGAACCTCGTAGAGCCGGGGAAGATGTACTGCAAAGAGCATCTGCCTATGCATAAGGAATACACGAGACCACCCCAAGAGCGTGGCTACACCTACGAGTGGAGACGGGCAAGCAAGGCTTATCTCAAAGAGCATCCGCTTTGTGCCGAATGCCTACTGAACGGGAAACTTACACCCGCTACCGTGGTCGACCATATCGTACCGCACCGCGGGGACAGACGGTTGTTCTGGGACAAAAACAACTGGCAATCCCTCTGCAAGCCGTGCCATGATGCAAAAACGCTCAAGGAAGAGACGAACCCCGTTTATAAATATTGATTGCGCGGGGGTAGGGGGATGAAAATCTCTACCGGGTCCCAAACGGACACCGGCCTGGGGTTTCGTGTGCAAAAATGGCAAAATCAAAAGGGTAATAAAGGAGGGCAAATTCAAATGCCTACAAAATCGAACAATATAGGCGGACAAGGCGGTGCCAGACCAGGTGCCGGACGAAAGAAATCCGCCGTGAAAGATAAGATAGACAACGGAAATCCCGGTGGAAGACCGCTGACCGTCTTGGATATTCCCGAAGTGGAAGGGGTAGAGATGCCTAAGATCCACGACTTCTTGACAAGCGAACAGCGTGACGGCTCGACCTTGCAAGCGAAAGAGATCTATGAAGAGACCTGGGAATGGCTCAAAGGCGTCGGGTGCGCCGCAAAGGTATCCCCGCAACTCCTCGAACGATATGCGATGTGTTCTGCTCGTTGGATACAATGCGAGGAGATGACCAACAAGCTCGGTTTCCTTTCCAAGCACCCCACGACCAACAAACCGATACCTTCGCCGTTTATAAACATCGGCATTAACTATATGAACCAGGCGGTTCGGCTCTGGAACGAGATATTCCAGATCGTAAAGGAAAACTGCTCCACGGACTATTCGGGGGCGAACCCGCAAGATGACCTTATGGAAAGATTACTCTCCGCTCGGAGAGGGAAATAAAGGAGATAAAAACTATGTTTGAAAAGGTAAATCCCAGCCATCCCGACAAGGTGGCAGACAGAATCGCAGGCGCTATCGTTGACCTGGCATACACCCTTGAGGATAATCCCAAGGTTGCGGTCGAGGTACTCATCGGACACGGAGTCTGCTATATCATAGCAGAAACGTCCGTCAACTTCGAGCGGAGTGCAATCAACGAGATCGTAAGACGCATCATCGGCGATGTGTTCGTGGAGTATGTGGAAGTCCCGCAAGACTCCATTCTCGCATACAACCAGGGTGAGCGCGTTCGCTGCGGTGACAACGGCATCTTCAAAGGTGTGCCGGTGACGGAAACGCAGAGGGAACTCTCCAGGATCGCAAGAGCGATTTATGCCAAGTATCCGTATGACGGCAAGTACATCCTTGATGCTGACCGCCTCATCATCTGTCAGAGCAACGTTCCCACCGAGGAACTCCAAGCGGAGTATCCCTTTGCGACAATCAATCCACTCGGCGATTGGACCGGCAGCATTGACGTCGACTCCGGTGCGACCAACCGCAAGCTCGGTAGTGATATGGCTGACAGCGTAACGGGCGGTGGACTCCACGGGAAAGACCTCTCGAAAGCGGATGTCAGCGTGAACATTTACGCATGGCTAAAAGCCCAAGAGACGGGTAATATCGTGGAGTTTTCGTGCGCCATCGGCGATGAGACTATCGATGGAAAGGACTATTCGGAGATCGTAGAGATCGCAAGGGAATACATCCGTTCGGTCGGTGGCTTTGAGAAATTCGCCGAGTGGGGTCTTGTGTAAAGGAGACCGCTATGGCAAGAACGACTACCGATATGCAGTTGGTATCAATCACGAAGTTGGTACCTTACGTGAACAATGCCCGAACCCACTCGCCGGAGCAGATAAACAAACTCCGCTCCAGCCTTCGTGAGTTCGGTTTTATTAACCCTGTCATTATCGACCGCGACTATGGCATCATTGCCGGTCATGGTCGAGTGCTTGCAGCAAAGGAAGAAGGCATCACGGAAGTTCCGTGTGTTTTTGCCGACTTTTTATCAGATGCACAGAAGAAGGCTTACATCCTCGCCGACAACCGAATGGCGCTTGATGCCGGGTGGGACGAGGAGATGCTGCGAGTCGAGATCGAAGCCCTTCAGGATGCCGATTTTGATATCGGTTTGACCGGGTTTGACGAGAAAGAACTCACCGATCTTTTCAAAGGTGACGAACCAGACATCGAGGACGATGACTACGACCTGACCGCCGCCCTGGAAAAGGCATCTTTTGTCGAAAGAGGGGACATTTGGGTCGTTGGCAGACACAGACTGATGTGTGGTGACGCGACCGACCCGGCGGACGTTGACAAACTGATGGACGGAAAACGCGCCAACCTGGTGCTGACCGATCCTCCTTATGGTGTTTCCTTCAAAAGTTCGAGCGGCCTGACCATTCAGAACGACAGCATGAAGAACGAGGAGTTTTACAACTTCCTCAAAAAGGCATTTGAGAATATGGTGGCGCATTTGGAACCGGGCGGCGCGGGATATGTTTTCCACGCAGACACGGAAGGTCTGAATTTTCGCCAGGCATTTATCGATGCGGGTTTCCACCTCGCCGGCTGTTGCATTTGGGTGAAGGACAGTCTTGTCCTGGGTCGCTCGGACTATCAATGGCAGCACGAACCCATCCTCTACGGGTTCTTGAAAAACGGCAAGCACAACTGGTACTCGGATAGGAAACAGACCACCATTTGGAACTTCAAAAAGCCCAAACGGAACGAAAACCATCCTACAAGTAAACCGCTCGATCTTCTCGGTTATCCCTTGAAGAACTCCTCGCAGGAGAATGCCATTGTCATTGATACGTTCGGGGGAAGTGGCTCTACCATGATGGCGTGTAACGGGCTAAACCGTATCTGCTACACGATGGAACTCGATGAGAAGTACGCATCGGTCATCCTGCGTAGGTATGTGGACGATACCGGGGACTCCGAAGGTGTTTACTGTATACGAAACGGGGAAAAGATCCCGTATTCCGATCTGGTGAAGAAGGTGGAAAGCAAAGATGAGCAAGCCGAAATATCACATAGTTAGTCTATCCGGTGGGAAAGACTCAACGGCGATGCTTTTGATGATGCTTGAAAAGGGGATGCAAGTTGACTGCATCCTTTTTTGCGATACCGGACTGGAGTTTCCGGGGATGTACGCGCATCTTGATCGGTTGGAGAAATACATCGGAAGACCTATCACCAGGGTGAGAGCAGAACACGATTTTGAATACTATTTCAAAGACCACAGCATTCCTCGCGGTCGGAGCAAAAAGTTTATTGAAATGTTCGGCGCGGACAAGACTGGATACGGCTGGGCGGGACCAAGAATGCGTTGGTGTACCAATCGCTTGAAAGATAAGCCGAGAGAAGTGTTTATCAACGGACTCCGTGATCGATACGAAATCGTTGAGTATGTCGGTATCGCAGCGGACGAATTATATCGTTTAGAGCGCAAAACAAATCAAAAAGAGAATAGTTTTCACCCTCTTGTGGAGTGGGGTATCACCGAAAAAGAGTGCTTGCAATATTGCTACGACCGTGGTTTTGATTGGGATGGATTGTACAAAGATTTCAAGCGAGTATCATGTTGGTGTTGCCCATTGCAGTCTCTTGCAGAGTTGCGCGTGCTTTATCAAAAATATCCAGAATTGTGGGGGCAACTCAAAGCCTGGGATGAGATAACATGGCGCAAGTTCCGTGCAGATTATAGCGTAGAAGAGTTGGAGGCCAGGTTCGACTTTCCCGAAGCAATCAAGGTTCTCCAGCAGCACGCTTAAGGGGGTAACGGTATGAGTTATAACACGAAAAACTATACCGAGCAGGGTGGCGAAAAGACCGTGATCGGTGGTGAACTCGAGGTCAAGGAGGGGGCGAAGGTTACGGGTATCCCGTCTTCCGCTCCCAATCAGCCCGCCTCTGAAGCCACCACGGTTGCTACTCTTCGGGACGACTTCAACGCTCTCCTTGTAAAACTCAAGGAAGCCGGGGTCGTTGCTCCCGATGCGTGGGTTTTCTCCACCCGTCTTGCGCCTAATTTGAGCGGTGTGGGTGGCAGGAACAATGCGAAAGCAACTGCTACCATTGACGGAACCGTCATTACGATTACCGTCAACGTTGCCGATCTTGAGGAGTATGACAGCGGAGCATCCGGTCAGGGTGTTCACAAGTGGATCGGTCTCGGCATCGGCACGGGTCTCTCTTCCTTGACGAAGATGAGATATAACGGCGGTGCGGCAACGGCTGCCGATATCAGCGAGGCAGTCGGGGTTGGTCTCGATCAGCCCGGTGAGTTTGTCCTTTGGGTCAAAGCGGACGAAGTCGTGACTACTCCCAAGACCGCTACGCTTGATGCGGACGGCTACAAACAAGCAGTCATTACCATCGTTATCAAGCAGCCGGACGAAGAGTAAAGAGAGGAGGTGGCAGTGATGGAAACGCTACTGGAAAAGGTAAAAAAGAACTTGATCCTGGAACACAACGAGGATGACGATCTTTTGTCGATGTACATTACTGCCGCCAAATCCTATGCGGAGAGTTATCAACACCTCGAAGAAGGCTACTACACGGAACACCCGATCCCGCCAATTACCGAGCAAGCGGTGATTATGCTTGCATCCCACTTTTACGAGTCCAGGGACGGCGGGACCGGGGGATTCTTCACAAACAGCACGGCGGCGGGGGAACAAATCTGGAATACAGTAAACTTGCTCCTTCGTTTGGATAGGCGGTGGAAGGTATGAGCATCGGCAGAATGGACTCGTTTATAGATATCATACAACCCACGATCGTAAGGGATGAAGAGGGCTTTACCGCCCAAACAGAGGTGGTTCTGGCATCGGTTCGGGCATACCGGGAAGGTCGGCATGGTAGCAAAATCTGGGCAAACAGGGCGGCCTTTTCGGAGGCTACCGACCTATTTCGTTTTCGTGTCATTCCCGGTGTCCAGATCTGTACGGATCAGATCATCCGCTGTGATACACACAGATTCGTTATCACTTCGGTCGAGGATGTCCACGGCAGAGGGATGTATATCGATGTTTTATGCAAGGAGGTGAGACCGAGTGGCGAAATGCACGGTTCAGATGCCGGATGATTTCTTAATGAAACTATCTCGGCTTGGTAATAAAACGGACGAGATCGTTCCGAAAGTCCTGAAAGCGGGGGCTGAAATTGTCGAAAACGAAGTCAAACAGGAATTGACCGCAGTCATCGGACACGGAACGAAAGAAGAGAGTCGTAGCACCGGGGAACTTGTGAAAGCGCTCGGTGTCTCGAAACCCCGCCAGGACTTCAACGGCGATTTCAACGTCAAGGTCGGCTTTGACGAGAATCGTCCCGATGGGAAGAGCAATGCGATGCTTGCTAATATCATCGAATACGGAAAGCACGGACAACCGCCGAAACCTTTTTTGAAGAAAGCAAAATCGAAGAGCAAGAATGCTTGCGTTAAGGCGATGATCGATATGCTAAACAGCGAGGTGGATAAGATATGAGTCTGTTGTCGGAACTGGTGACCATCTTGGATGGGCTTTCGATCCCGGTGGAAACCGGAGTGTTTTCAAAGCAACCGCCCAATCGATATGCGGTTCTCACTCCTATCCTGGACTCTTTCGAGTTGTTTGCGGATAATAAGCCGGAGCAGGATGTGGAAGAGGTGCGGATTTCCCTATATGACAAGGGGAATTATCAATCCGCAAAGAGACGAATCGAGGCGGCGCTACTGTCTGCGGATATCACGATAACCGACCGCAGATATGTATCTCGTGAAGACAATACCGGTTATCACCATTATGCCATTGATGTGGCGAAGAATTATCAATTTCAGGAGGTAAATTAACATGGCAACTATCGGGTTGGATAAACTTTTTTATTCCAAAATCACGGAAGATGCTAACGGAAACGAAACCTATACCACTCCCATTCAGCTTGCAAAAGCCATCAATGCGGATATTAACGTTGAGCTTTTGGAGGCTACGCTTTATGCGGATGATGGCGCGGATACGGTTATCAAAGAATTTAAGTCCGGCACTTTGTCGCTCGGCATCAACGATATCGGTATTCAGACCGCACAGGATCTGACCGGGGCGCGACTCGATGCGAATGGCGTCTTGATTTCCGCAGGGGAGGACGCGCCCAAACCCGTGGCAATCGGGTTCAGGGCGAAGTCTGCATCGGGAAGATACCGCTACTTCTGGCTGTATCGTGTTCTGTTCGGCATCCCTTCGACTTCTCTCAAGACTAAGGGGGATAGCATCGAGTTCTCGACTCCCACCATTGAAGGGGTGATCAGTCGAAGAAATAAACTGGATGCTCAAAACAAGCACCCGTGGAAAGCAGAAGTCACCGAAGGTGCGACCGGCGTGTCGGCCGAGACCACCGAGGACTGGTTCGAGTCGGTATACGAACCGAGCTATGCGACCAACGGCGGAGGTAACGAATAATGAACGAAGAGAGAACGGCAAAGATTGTTCTTGGTGGGAAAGAGTACGAACTCTTGCTCACGACCAAGGCAACGAAGGAAATCGCAAAGAAATACGGGGGACTTGGCAATCTGGGAGAGAAACTCTCCAAAGCGGAGAATTTTGAACTTGCGCTCGATGAACTGATGTGGCTCATCGTGCTGCTTGCCAATCAGCCCATTCTTATTCACAACTTGCAGAACCCGACTGACAAGTGGGAACTGCTCGACCAGGAGGCTGTGGAACTTTTGACCACTCCGTTTGAGATCGCTGCCTTTAAGGAGGCGATTATGGATGCCTTGCTGAAAGGTACGAAGAGAGAGGTCAAGAGCGAAGAGTCAAAAAACGCATAGATCGGACGGAGGGCATATCCGATGAGGAACTCTTCGCCCGACTGATTTTCTACGGAGTCACATTGCTCGGCAGAACCGAAAAAGAAGTGTGGCTGATGCCTCTCGGACACTTGCTGGACCAGTGGGAGGTTTATAAACAATTCAACGGCATCAGCAAGCCGAGGAGGGAGCATTTCATTGACGAAGCGATCCCGTTTGGCATTTGATTTTGCAAAGGACATCTTGCCGAGAGGTGTCCTTTTTTAACGCTATAAGGAGGTGAGACAACTTGGCAGATAACTTTGGTGTAAGGATCGGGGTCGAAGGCGAAAAAGAGTTCAAAAAAGCCCTCTCCGATATCAACTCCCAAATGAAAGTCCTGGGTTCGGAGATGAAACTCGTAGAGTCATCTTTCGATTCGCAAGACAAGTCGGTCGAGGCTTTGACAGCGCGGAATAACGTACTGAACAAGAACATCGATGCCCAAAAATCAAAGATCGAAACCCTTCGTTCCGCTTTACAAAATGCCTCGTCCTCCTTCGGTGAAAACGACAGAAGAACGCAAGCATGGGCAACCCAACTGAACAATGCCCAAGCGGAACTCAACAAGATGGAACGAGAGCTACACGAAAACAATCAGGCTCTCGAAGACAGTAAAAAAGGATTCAATAATGCCGGGAAAGCCGCCGATGATATGGGGGAGGAAGTCAAGGATGCCGGAAAGGATGCGGACAACGCGTCCGGGCATTTCGAGGCTTTGGGCGGTGTATGTAAAGCAGCCGCCGCGACCATCGCCGTGGCTTTTGCCGCTGTTTCCGCAGCCGCCATCAGCGCGGGAAAGGCACTCATCGATATGTCGCGGGAAGGCGCACAGTATGCTGATACCGTTTTGACCGAGAGTGTCGTAACCGGCATTGCAACAGATAAACTACAAGAATATATGTATGCCGCCGAACTGGTTGACGTCTCTACCGAAACGCTGACCAAGTCGATGGCAAAACAGATCAAATCGATGAAGTCGGCGAAAGACGGCTCGAAATCGATGGTTGAAGCCTATGACAAGTTAGGGGTTAGCGTTACCGATGCCAATGGGGAACTTCGCAACAGCGATGACGTCTATTGGGAACTCATCGATGCCCTCGGCAAGGTGGAAAACGAAACCGAACGAGATGCCTTGGCAATGACTATCCTTGGGAAGTCGGCGCAGGAGTTAAACCCGCTGATAACCGCCGGGGCAGAACGCATGAACGAACTCGGCGAAGAGGCGAGAAAAGCCGGGTATGTCGTTTCCGGCGAGATGCTTTCCGCTTACGGACAACTCGATGACCAAGTCCAGAAGTTGACGCTTGGTACGAAGGCGGCGAAAAACGCACTCGGCACAATTCTTCTTCCGGTTCTCACGCAACTGGCAGGAGAGGGGGTTGATCTTCTCGGTGAGTTTACCAACGGCATCCTCGGTGCGAATGGAGACCTTTCAAAGATGGGAGAAGTCATATCCGGCATTCTCCCAAAGGCGCTCGACAGTATCATGCAGTATGTCCCGGTCATCCTGGACTTAATCAAGACCATTTTGATGTCCGTGGGAAAAGCTATAGTCGACAACCTTCCTATGATCGTTTCTTCAGCAGTCGAGATAGGCAGGGCAGTATTGGATGGCCTTATTACAGCCTTGCCCCAGATAGCTGATGGTGCCTTGATGCTGGTCATGGAACTGGTGAATGTGATTCTGGATAACCTCTCGATGCTCGTCGATACGGCGATTCAGGTCGTGGTCACTTTGGCAGAGGGCATCAGCAAGGCACTCCCCAAATTGATCCCCGCGATTGTGTCGGTGGTGGTCCAGGTCTGCAAGGTCCTCATCGATAATCTCCCGAAGATTCTAAAGGCGGCATTGGAGCTTGTCAAGGGACTCGCCCAGGGCATTCTCGATGCCATCCCGGTTTTGATTTCAGCCTTGCCGACCCTCATCAAGAGTGTGATAGATTTTCTCCTTGATGCCATCCCGATGATCGTGGAGACAGGAATACAGCTGCTCACTTCATTGGTGAGCGCACTCCCGGTCATCATCTCTTCAATTGTGAGCGCTTTACCCCAGATAATCGATAATATCATATCCGGGATTTTGGGGGCGATTCCTCTATTGATAGATGCGGGAATTCAGCTCCTGACCTCATTGATACAGAATTTGCCAGTCATCATCACTACGATTTTGACCGCAATTCCTCAGATCATATCGAGCGTTTTGGATGCGATTATAGGAAATATCCCTTTGATCGTCCAGGCGGGAATCCAACTTCTGACTTCTTTAATAACTAATCTCCCGACCATCATAGTCGAGATTTGCAAGGCGATGCCCCAGATCATCTCCGGCATCGTTTCTTCGCTCGGTCAGGGTGTGGGACAAGTCGCGGAAGTCGGCAAGAACCTCGTTCGTGGGCTTTGGAACGGCATCCAGTCACTTGCCTCGTGGATTTGGGATAAAGTGTCCAGCTGGGCGAGTAACCTTTGGAACGGCATCAAGGATTTCTTTGGAATCCACTCGCCGTCAAAGAAGTTTGCCGAAATCGGTCGATTTATGTCGATGGGATTGGGCATCGGTTTCGTGGACGAGATGGAGAAGGTGGACAAAGATATCCAAGACTCTCTGCCGACAGATTTCGACATCGATGCACGGGCGAATATACACGGCATAGCGAATGACAGTCTTTTGTCATCGCCGGTACACTCGATGGCTACGGCACTCGGAGCAAGCGGAACACCGATAACGATTTCGGTGCCTTTGTATCTTGACGGGAAAGAGATCAGCAAGGCAACGAGCGAAATTCAATACGAAAAGAATGCCTCGCTTATGCGGGCCTTGGGGGTGACTTGATGGACTTGATTATACGAACCAGGGACAATACGAGAGTCGCTCAAGTCCCGGCGGTACTTTCTTGCAAATTTCAGGAGAAGTTGTCAACGGCAAAAACGCTCACCTTTGAAACACTTTTGACCGATGACCTTCTCCGATTACATGACAATCAGAACTATGTTGTAGAGTACGGTTCCGAGCATTATGATGTGACTTCATTCAAGAAGAGCATCTCATCGGGGAAACTGGTCTTTTCCTGCTCGTGCGAACACGTTTCTTATCGGTTGGCATCCATTATTCAGGAGAGCAGAACGATACAAGGCACACCGCAAGAGATCGTTTCGGCTATATTGCTTGGGAGCGGTTTCTCATGCGGGACCGTTGAGCCGACAGAACCGCTTATGTTTGCCACAAACGGCAGAACTTCCTCGCGGGCAATGATACTCGACTTCTGTCAAAAGAACGGCTACGAAACCGAATTTCGGGGCTACTTCGTGTTCATTTACAACCACCGCGGGGCAACTATTCCGAAGGAACTCGTGGATAGGAACGTTGTGGCGATTAGCAAGACCGTAGACAAAGCGAAAGGGACAAGGAGTTATTCCTGCACTTTGCGTTCACCTACGGATATCGACATCGGCGATGAAGTCCACTTTGCTTTTCGCAGCCTTGGCATCAACGAGTATGTTCGAGTGATCGGGAAGACCTATGACCCTTTCTCCTCGAAAGAGGTAAGCGTGGAAGTGGATACCGAAACACCGGGACTGGAAACCCAATTCGTCCGAATGGAGACAACGGCGGTAAAAAAGGATACCGCCTATTACGGGGTCAAAATCGCAGACGAAGATGGTCTTACCATAACCCGTGCGGACGGCAAAGGCGAGATCATTATCAATGCGGATCGGTTCGTCATGCGGGCTTTGGATGCCGCAGGGCAGATGCAAGACAAGTTGTATTTCAACCCGCAGACCGGGGAGTACACCTTTGTCGGAAACATCGATGTCGATGGCGGTGAGATCAATATCGCCGACCGATTTCGAGTGGACGTCAACGGAAATGTGTATATGCAAGGAAACTCTGTGATCTATGGCGGTAGGTACTTTGCGGGAAGACCCGGACAGGAAACCGGCTATTCCGAGATGACGGACACCGGTTTTGACGTCTATAACGGAGACCGCGAAGTCAAGCTCCGCCTGGCTTATACGACCGAGGACGAGGACTATCCGTATTTACAGCTCGGCTCCGGCAGCGGGGCAAGCACCGACTTCGGATTAGTGAAGAAGTTTTCGGACGGACTGTGGATTGGAAATGCAGAACCGGAAGATGAAACGGGTGCGTTTGAAGCAAAAACGGGTTACAACGGTATCTTTTTTCGGTTCTCGGACAACACGGCATTCGTGGTTCGTGACAGGACGATGAAAAACATCTATACGGGGTCTTCTATCGCTCGGTTCGGTTGATAGGAGGGACTATATGATTACACCTTGGAGTTGGACTACTTCTAACGGCCAAGCAACCGATTACCAAACGCAAAGAGCCTACACCGCAATCACGTCAAACGGACTGACTACATCCTTTCCTATGGCGGTTTGGAACGATCTCGTTGACAAGATAAAAGAGGTAACGGAGGCACTTCGACACGGCTGGCAAGCGAGATATTCAAACTACTCGGCTACCAAGATGAGTGCGAACTATAGGGAACTGACCGCAGAGCGAATGAACTCGGCAGTTTTGAATGTTTGTTACCTTTGGTGGTCTTGGGCGCTTGACTCGGAGGCGAAAGGTTATCTCGGGCGGACGGAATTCCGTGGAATGGCGCAGTACGGCGATCACGGTGCAGACTTCGTGTACGGGTGCTACTTTTTGGAGCTTACCGAACGGCTGAACTTGATGATCGATATCATCAATGACACCGGAAGTCTGCATCGGATGCAAGCGAATGGTGAGCAGATCGGCGAGTTTCTTGCGGAGGCTGAATTCATTGAAACCCTGGAACTGGTAGCGGAAGGCGCATCCGAGATTATCAACAACTCCGACTTGGGTACGGATTACGCAGTTACAGCAGAGACCTTGGATAGACTTGCGTCCTCCATTCGAGCAGAGATGGAAACGTCCGGCTTGGACAGCGGTCTTTCGGGGTTTGCGTTCCAGGCATTACGGGTTGTCGAGGCTTTTCGTTTATTACTGCCCGATCCGTTAGAGGTCAATGAAAACACCCCGCTTGGTGGAGATGCAAAGGCGAAAACATCAGAGGCCATATCCGCCGAGACAAACGAAATCGTTCACATCGAAGGGGAACAGTCGGCAATGGTTGACCGGGTGGACTCAATGGAAGCGAACGGGGAAGAGTATGGACGGCATAGTGCCGACCCTACGACTTTGGAACCGCAGTTGTTTTCACATACGGAAAGGCACGTACTTGAAGGGGATCAAGAAATAACGGGGAACCCCTCCGCATTTCTGGGCTGGACTACACTCGAATCATTCTTGACCTCGGAAAATGAGATAATCGTTATCAATGCGTGGATGGCATACATCGAGAAGAACCTTCAGATGTTGCTTTCGCTATTGGTGACGATGACGCGACATCATTCACATCATTTCACTGCAACCGAAAACACACAAGGCGAGACCGTCGCAGCGATGAGAAGTGGAGATGTACTTTCTTTCGAGGGGGATATGAGGCAATCTGGCGGGGAAAGCGCGGATCTGTCTTTGGATGAACCTTCTTCTATAGATGCGGAGGGAATACAAAGTGGAGAAGCAACTGGGCGGTTAAACCGACTCCACTCGAAGAAGTTTGAGGGGACGGCATCATTTATCCTTACCCTTATCGGTGCTATGGATATGGAGTATGCCAAGATCGCATACATGGAGGCATTGACGGAGTTTATCAAAACCGCCGATGCCGCCGTTCATGTCGCGAAGAGTGTCATAGCCGAAAAACATGAGTCGATGACCTTGGACATCATTGCCGGGGTTACCGGGGCAACATCGAGGGTAATGGATTTTGTTTGGGTGATGTTACTTGCCCTGGGAGCGACTCTCGTAACCGGGAATGCTGCCGAAGCAGAAAATCGAAATGATATCGAACTTTCCGTTCATTCGGCTGCAGAGGCACCGCATATGGCGAATGCGATGACTGAACTCATCAGTCTTTTGATGGTGGATTCATCAGCGGAACTCGAAAGGCCATCTCAAGCATCAGCAGGAGCAGAAGATACTCTTGGAGAAAACGCAACACTCGAAAACACCGAACCTACCACGTTCGGCGGTGCGGATAATATTAGCCTTTTCGCACAATCGATACTCTCTTTGCACGATAACATTTTACCCGCCTTTGCGAACGTTTACCACGTCTTGGAGACGGAAGGGAAAGCCGGTGTGGTGGATGTCTCCCATGCGATGACTGCAAGCGTACTATCGGAACTCGGTATAGATGCAGAGATCGATCGGCAGATTTATTGTCCGGCAATTGCAAGCATTCTGGCTAACCTGGTTCCGTTTGCGATTTTGGACTACGACACTTCATGGGATTACCCGATTCAAACCGGGACGGACTTAATGATTCGGCAAGTCAAGCATACCGATCAGTTTGGCGGTTCTCTATATTTGGATGTCGGCGAAACGATAACCGAACTTGCAGCGACACTTTCGATGCTTGCGGATATTTCGATGATTTATCGGAAAGACGGGTCTTGTCGAATGATCACTTTCTCCGTTCAGGAAGAAGGCACGATGTCGGTAATGTCCGCTTCGGACTGGTTGTATCCGGTCAAGAAAGGAGTCGTGGAACTGTCGATAAGACAAGTCTTTGGCGCAAAACTTAACGATTACAAATTGGAGGTGGAATAATGCCCAATGTCATACTGAAAGATGAGAATGGGGAACCCATAACCTATAATAACGTGCGAACGGTGACTATTCCCACGGATACGGGCTTGCCGGTTTCGTTTTATTTCGGCATTCCTGATGCAACCCCGATGTGGACGGCTTTCACAAATTATTTGAACAGCTCGGCGGCAGCAAGCGGAGGGCGATTACAAGCAACGATCTATAAGGGGAAGAACTATCAATTGGTAGGGACTTCGACATTTGGCGATTTTGGCATTTGGCTCGTAACACCATATGACGCATATCAAGTTTTCACCGGGAGAGGGGCTTGGGTTTACTTTATTCCCATTCCCGGTGGTGTCTTGATTTCAAGCAACACGAATAGCTATGGCTCGGATTGCAACGGACTTCTTTTCTATAATGAAGCGGAGATGACCATTACGAGGCTTACTACACTCGGCTATAGTTATAGTAGCTCAACATCTTATTACTACAAGATGACCAATGGGATCTTGGTATGGTGTTCACAAGCCTGCCTATATATCGATTATTCGGATTATTCTGTAACAACGGTGTTCAGCCAGGGGAGTAACTCTTTTAAGATTGTGCCTGTTCCGGAAGGTGCTATCATTTTACCTACCGGCAGCACGGATCAACCGATTCGTATCTTTTATGAAAGCACGAAAACTATTATTTCGAGTACTTCCACGACAGCCTATGCGTCTACGTGCGTGAAGATACGAGATGACTATTATGTGGTGGCAAACACATCCTATGGGCGCTACATGCATTATGTCATTCCGTCCCAAGGAATCATTCAACAGATGGACGTGGTGAATGGTGCATTCGGAAGGGCATATGAGTACCCGGATTTCGTGCTGTTCTGTTCGCAGAATAATTCCTATAACTATGGGATGTACCTAATTGACCGGGAAACACTCGAAGTATCAAGACCGCTCACGACTGGATGTTCGTTTGATTATCGAACGAACACTTCACACGGAAGTGTCTTTTATTCGAGTAATAGCAGTTCGGCTTACTATGGATATATCTATTTTGATACAACCACGAGAACAGCCGTGCGAAAACAAATCACCGGCTACTACTGGAATTACATCTCCGAAACCGAAAAAGGCATCATGCTCGCTTCGACTAACTATTCAGGCATTCATTTTTTCGATTACGAAACCGAGGAAGATACGCTCTTATATAACAGCTACACCTATTGGAGCAAAGCCTATTACGATTCGGTTAATAACCGGCTGATTGCTTTTTCCGCAAACAATAGTTGTGGCATTTTAGTATATGACTTTGAAACCGGGGAAGCCGTCCGCTATGGCTCACAGTACTTTCAGTATTCATTACAATGCGGACATAAAATATTCATCGGTTCAACGAGCTATACCGGGTTGTGGGTCTATGATGACCGAACGGGGATTGCTGCGAAAGACGAGACTTTTGCAGTTACTTATTACGGTATTTTCAAAGCCGTTCCGGGTGGGTGCTTGATTTGCTCTTACTATAACGGCACTGGTGTCGTTTACTACTATGATGAAGTCGAAGATACCGCAACTCAGATTTCTACCGGTATGGCGAGTGGTGCCACCTATGATGATGGCGAAAACGAGATTATTTTTTACAGTAACAACGGCTCCTATTATGGTGGACTTCGGGTCTATGATAAAACGACTCATACGATGACGAATGTCTATAGCGGGGGCTACTCCTGGACAAGAATTCAGGAAGTGGACGTTGGTCATATTTTCGTTTCCAACAATATCGGCACTTATCTTTACAACCGGAACACCCATACGATGACCTCCCTAAATTCCAGTCTTCGAGAGTCATCGTACATCGAAAGGAGAGCGGTTGAAGGTGGGTATCTCTTCTGGTACAACTACGGAGGTACAAGTTATCCCCAGGGCATTTATTTCTATAACTCGGAAACAAAAAGGATGACTTCCGTGTACAGCAGAGGGTTCCGATGGTCTGAATTTGAAGAGACAGCGGGCGGTTACTTCATTACTATGAAGGATTTGCCTTTCTACAAGAAACTATTCTGGGACAACGAAACGAAAACCATTACAGAAATTTAAAGGAGGAATACAAAAATGGCATTCACTATCACAGGCAGTACGGCGATTCTTAATGGACTGATTGGCAAGGGGAGTGGTTCTCTTGCTAACTGTTACATGGGACTCTCCACCACCACACCGACCGCAAGCGGAACGAACTTCACCGAACCATCAGGGACTCTCGGCTACGCTCGAAGCGTTATCGGCATTTCGGGACAGTCTGCAACCCAGGTCATGGGCAATCCGTCAAACGGTTCCGTTTCCAACACGGACATCATCTTCTTTCCGGAAGCGACTGGGTCTTGGGGGACGATCACGCACTTTGGGTTGTTCACAGCAGCAAGCGGGGGTCAGCTCATCGTTTACGGCGCACTCACGACTCCCATCACGGTGGCTGCAAACTATGTCCCGCTCTTCCGCGCCGGGAACTTCACCTTGACCTTGACGTAAGGAGGCGAACTATGGTTGAAAACGAAAGGAAGAACCCGCCTAAGTATGTCGAAATGTCGGCAACAGCGGAGATCAATATATCGGAGATTTTATCACAGTTTTTGACGAGCCGATTTCTTGTATGGCTCGAACAGCAGAAGGCGAGGAGGGAGATGAACGATGACGATAACAAGTGAAACGATTATCACTATCGCGGCGGTCATCACCGCCCTGGGGGTTATCTTCGGGGTGGTGTTCGGGATCTATCGTTGGTACTTAAAGCAGAACAAGAAAGACGATGACATCAGGGAGATAAAAGAGGAGCAGACCCTTTTGACTTTCGGTGTCCTCGCTTGTCTGAAAGGCTTGAAAGAACAAGGGTGTGACGGCCCGGTAACCAACGCTATCGAGCAGATCGAAAAGCATATCAATAAGCAAGCACACAAATAAGGAGGGAGCAATATGAATAACTATTTGGAGATCATTTCCGTTCCGGCGATTGCAACCATCGTTTATTGGGTAGTAAACCTGATCAAATTGGTGGTAAAAAGCGAAAAGTTCAATCGTTTTATTCCGCTTTTGGCGGCGGGACTCGGTGCGGTGTTCGGAGTAGTTGCATTTTTTGCAACACCTGATATTATCCCCGCGCAGAACTTTTTAGTAGCGATTATCATCGGCGGAGCGAGTGGACTTACCGCTACGGGAACGAACCAGATTATAAAGCAGTTGACGAAAGAAAAAGACGAATCGGAAAAGTAAGGATTAAGCCTATCTCGGAAGAAAAATCCGGGGTAGGCTTATTTTTTTCTGTCTGGACACCTAAAAAATGGGGCGCTTTTTCTCCATACAGTGAAGGGAGGTGTCCTAATGACGAACGAAAACAAGATAAGAATATCCGAATTGGTACGGCAAGGGTGGAGTTATAGGAAGATTGCTACCACTTTGAATATATCCCCAAACACCGTCAAGTCTTACTTTTTGAGAATGAACGAGGGGAACGTTGGTGCTTGCAAAGAATGCGGAGCGCAACTGTTATTTTTGCCAAAACGAAAGAAACGGAAGTTCTGTTCGGATGCTTGCCGAATGTCCTGGTGGGCAAAGCATCCGGAAGAGAGAAAGCCCAAAGCGGTATATAACTATGTCTGCCCGGTTTGCGGGAAAGCCTTCACAGCGAACGGCAATCCGCATAGGGTTTACTGTTCACGTCAGTGTTCGGCAATAGGGAGGAAAGAGCGATATGGAAAAGGAAATGTATGATAACTTGGTAGGATACAGACTTGCTATGACGATGGCAAAATCGATGCTTTCCCAGGGGGTTATCACGGTTGATGAATTTATAAAAATAGAGACAAAAATGTGCGAAAAATATTGTATCAATTTGTCGAGTATTTTCCGTGATAATGGCTCGAAATGACTGGATAAAATCCTGTTTTAGAGGTAATATACGCATACAAAAAACAGGAGGTTATGAATGGACAGAGTAGTTGAAACGATAACACCGAAAAAGCTCCCAACGATGCAGATCAAGCGCGTTTGTGCCTATGCACGTGTCTCCTATGACAAAGATACGATGATCCACTCGTTGTCGGCGCAAATCAGTTATTACCAAGATTACATCCAGTCGCACCCGGGGTGGCAGTTCTGCGGTGTTTATGCGGACGAGCCGATTTCGGGAACGAAGGAGATGAGAAAGCAGTTTTGCGCCATGGTGGAAGAATGCAAAAAGGGGAACATTGACCTAATTGTCACAAAGGCGATTTCCCGGTTTGCCCGAAACACCGTGGTGTTGCTTGAAACATGCCGAGAGTTGAAAGCGATGGGAGTTAAGGTCTACTTTGAAGAACAAGATATCAGCACCTTTACCACAGAAGGTGAGTTGATGCTTACGATCCTTGCGGCATTTGCCCAAGAAGAAAGCCTTTCTAATAGCGAAAACATGAAGTGGCGAATCAAAAAATGCTTTGAAGAAGGCAAACCCTGGAGCGGGCATATCTACGGCTATAGGTTGATTAACAGACGTTTTGAGATAATTCCCGAAGAGGCGGCGGTCATCCACAAGATTGTTCAGTATTTCTTTGAAGGACACGGCTATGTCAAGATTGCGAAGATGCTCAATGCCGAAGGGATACCAAGTAGTGGTGGCGGACTTTGGAACCATGCCGGGGTAAGCGGAATACTAAAGCAATATAACTATACCGGGAACCTTCTCCTTCAAACTTCATTTACGAGTGACTACCTGACAAAGAAGTGGAATAGGAACAGAGGGGAGTATCCAATGTACCACGCAGAGGGAACCCACGAGGCAATCATACCGCTTGAAACATTCAAGGCAATCCAAGAAGAGACGGAAAGGCGAAAGAAAAAATACCTAAAGAACTACAATCCAGAAAAGGGGGAGATATATCCGTTTACCGGGATGATTCGGTGTCCTTGCTGTGGAGTTCACTATCGCCGAAAGAAAACTTATTATACGGTAGCCTGGGTGTGTAGCACCTCATCACAAAAAGGAAAAGAAGCCTGTCCGCAAACGCAAACTATACCCGAGGATATCCTAACGGCGGTCACTTGTGATGTCGTGGGAATTGAACAGTTAAACAATACCATTTTGAAAGAAACGATCGAAAAAATAATACCGATTGCGAATAATACGCTTTTATTCAAAATGAAGGATGGGACGGAGATCACTCGCCATTGGGAATATCATTCGAGAAAATCCACCTGGACCGAGGAGAAAAGAAAGGAATTCGGAGAACTTATGAAGGAGAAGAAAAGATGCCGCAAGTAACTATTATACCAGCAACGAAAACATTCAAATGTGGACTTCAGCAAGAGTCCTTCCGTAAGAAACGGGTAGCAGCCTACGCTCGTGTATCCACGGATAGCGAAGAGCAGGAGACTTCCTATGATGCCCAGATCAAATATTATACCAACTATATCAAAAGCCGGGCGGACTGGGAATTCGTAAAGATGTATTCGGACAAGGCTGTGACCGGCACGAATACCAAGCAGAGAAAAGGCTTCACCGAGATGATTGACGATGCCCTTGCAGGGAAGATCGACCTTATCATCACAAAGTCGGTCAGCCGTTTTTCCAGGAACACGGTCGACTCCTTGGTAACCATCCGAAAGCTGAAGGAGCGGGGTATTGAGGTTTATTTTGAAAAGGAAAACATCTACACCCTTGATAGCAA